AGAGAATTTAGAGGTCCCCCCCGACCCCCCCGTGACCCCCCCACCCCAAAAAATAATTTTGGAAAAAAATATTTTGGAAAAAAGTGATGACCAAAATCATGAAAATGGGGTAATTTTTGAGTCTGAAACTGAGGTACGCCAAAATGACGCATCTAATAATGAGGTATGTCAAGATGACACATGTCAAAACGACGCACTTGTCCCTGCTGTACCCGAGGATATAACATCTGGTGTACTACATCTTATCAAGGGTAAGTGGTCATATGACCAAATGAGGTATATGTTGATGATGGTTAACCCTGATGGACGTACCAGGAAGGAGATGGCAGCCGAAATAGGTGTACATCCCAATACATTAGGTAAGTGGAGCCATAAGGATGGGTTCTTCGACAATGTTAACCGTCTATTGGATATATACTACAAGGAACTGGATGTAGGGGTAGATGAGGTGTGCCACCGAAAGGCTATCTCTGGTGATGTTAATGCTATGAGATTGTATTATGAGAGACGTGGGCTCCTCAAGAAGCACCACAACGTTACACATGAAGGTAATGTAGATGTTAACTTTAACGTGAATGTCATAGATACACTGGACATCATAGAAGCAGAGGTAGTAGAAGATGGACTTGAATCTGAGTCTGAGTAGACCACAGCAGGAGATATTCAACGCATGTCTCGACCCTAACCTACGTACAGTATCTGTATGTGGTGGTAGGAAGCTAGGTAAGACATACTGTGCTATCATTACAGCCATGGCATGGGCACTACAAAGACCCAACCTCACGATAGGATACTTCGTGCCATCTTATCCATACTTTAGTTCACAGGTGAAGGCAGAGGCGCAAATGCTCCTTCCCCCACAAACCCTACGTGGTGGTAGTTGGGACATAGGATACTCACGTACAGATAGAGTAGTGACATTCTTCAATGGTTCGCGCATACTCTTCATATCTATGGAGAGACCTGATAAGATTCGCCCACTTTCCCTTGATGCATTGATAGCAGAGGAGTTCTCCCTATGGAATGAATACACATGGGTGGATTGTGTACAGCCTACACTTATGGCTAAGAAGGCCAAGGTGCTGGCTATCTTTACACCCAAACTCAAGAACCACGCACACATGTTCCACAACTCTACTGAGCCAGACCACCAGGCATTCCACTATACATCATATGATGGGTTAGTACCTAAAGCAGAGATAGAGAGACTTGCCAGGTCCCTGACCGACACAGCATTCAAGTCAGAGATAATGGCAGAGTGGTTGGATGATATGGGACGGGTATTCTCCAATATAGACAACATCATTGATAAGACAATACCTACACACATAGCACCAGAAGCAGGTGCCAGGTATGTAGCTGGTATAGACTTGGGTAGGGTAGATGACCCCACTGTCGTTACCATAGCACACATGGGCAGGAGGCAAGGTGTTCATCAGGAGAAGTTCAAGGATATAGACTATGTGGAACAAGCAGAGAAAATCGGCAAGATTCTACGTTCATACAACAATGCATATGCATGTATAGACGATACAGGTGAGAGAGGTGGAGTGTGCGGCATCCTCAAGTCAAAAGGTTTCAAGGTTCAGTCAGTACAATACAATAGGAAGACTAAACCAGCATTGATAGACAACCTTAGGATAGGTATCTCAGATGGAGACTTTGTTATACCTCACTGGCATGACACCTACGAGGAACTTGCTGTGTACGACATACAGGAGACCAAGGGAGGTCACATCACCTACAACGCTCCGTATGGTTACCACGACGACCACGTAAACTCACTGGCTTTGATGTATAAAGCAATGAAGAAGAGGGGTTCTAGAGCTATCCCTACACTTATTCCAAGAGAACGTTCTATAGACAGTTTTATGTCTGGCCTGTTCAAAAGGAAATAAGGCATTATAGATTGTAATTGGTTCGTGATTTGGATGGGACCTACCCCCCCTTAAAAGGAGAATAAATGGCAAACAAAACCAAAAATACAAAAGCAATAGCAGGTGCAACTGGTTCAAGACTAAGTGGTGACTTGTTACGTGCTCGTAGAATATATCATGAGCAGGTGATTCTTAACAACATTGGAGTCACCAACACAAACGATGTCACAGTAAACACCTTCAAAGCCATGAGTAGAAACCCAACTATAAAAATGGGACTTGCTCTCTTGAAATCCCCTGTATGTGGAGTCAAGAGGGAAATACTATCAGACACACCAGCAGTACAGGAGTTCTTCGAGACATACATAACCCCACAAATGGATGATATCATAACCAACATGCTTCAGTGTATGGATATTGGGTTCAGTGTTTCAGAGATGTTGTGGAAGGATGTAAGATACAACAGCGACCTCTTAATATATCCATACCAATTCGAGCTAATAGACCCAACTGATATTATATTCCTAAAGGATGAAGGGGACTATGCAGGAATCAAGGTGGACTCTGTTGAAGTAGATGGTAACAAGACACTATACACTGTGTGGGAAGGATTGTATGGCAACCTCTATGGTACTGCCATAACACGACCTAGCTTTGAAGCATGGCGTTCTTTACAATATGCCCAACTGAATGCCGACAGACACTTCGAACAGCAAGGCTCCCCAGTTCCCGAGATATATTACCCAGATGATGTAGACGATGAGGGTAACTATACATATAAAGGTGATGCTGAGGCTATTGCACAGGGCATCTCCTCAACGGGTGCTGTTGTACTACCAAAAAAAGCGGAAGAGAATGAGAAGGTATGGGAGATAAGTTATCTTGAAGGTAATACGTCAGGGGACAACTTCATATCATACATGACATACCTGGATACACTACTCCTCCGTGGTGTCCTAATACCGGATGGTACTGCTACTCGCTCTGGTTCAGAGACAGGTTCATATGCGGAAAGAAGTGCGGCTATTGAACTGCTTTCACACAACCTGGATGAGATAAGCCAATGGATAGACCGTGGTTTCCAGAAGCAGGTTATTGATAGAGTAGTTGAAGCCAACTTCCCTGGAGCAAATGTCTACATCAAGTCAGAACCAGTATCTGATATACGTAAAGAGTTGCTATATGAACTCACAAAACGTGTTATTGATGGAAAAAATGCAACAGAAACCACAAGAGAGATAGCAGATGAGATATACAAACGTCTTGCGGAAGACGTGGTTATATAATTAAATAGATTTAACCATTATACAAGTACACTTTAATGAGGAGAATATGCCGTTTAAAAAATTCCACTCGTGTCGCGTAGTCGACCCTAAAAAGTTTGAGAAGGACAGTTTTCGTACAATTACATCGGGTAAGATGCGTATGATAATTGGTCGGCTCAAGGGTGAGGACACAACTACTGTACAGAGTTATAGATATCCTGTAGCGGACTGGACAGAGAAAGAAGCGCGCGAACACTGTAAGGAAAACGGCGGACTCTTCGAAGAAGCAGCTAAGGAGAATAATATGGACAAACAATTCACCAGATACAGTAAAGAGGTACTAAAGACGGGCAGCTATATGTATGGTGACGAGGAGTTCAATGTAGATATTGATTATCTACACACACTTGTGGATTCCACGAAAGCCGCGGGTCTGAATATGTTTATACCCATTGACCATGATAAAAACCCGGAAGAAAATAAAGGTTGGGTTAGTGGGTTGAGTGTAGAGGGGGAAAGTATTATTGCTTTAATGGACATACTGGACCCGGAGACGGACAAGGCTGTACGGATGGGTACACTTGCTGATGCTTCTGTCTCAATCTACAGTGACTTTGTAGATAATGAAGGTGTCATGCATCCTGCTGTTATTCGGGAAATCTCTATAACGAACGAACCGTTTATTACAGGGATGACTGGATACGAGCGTGCCATGAGTGAGGATGGTAAAGAAACCAAGGAGATACGATTCTCTGCATCTAACAGGATAGAAAAGGAGACAATAATGAGCGATGTTCTTAATAAGGTGAAGGAACTGTTCAAGATTGATGACGATACTCGCATCAAGAACCTTTCCGACAAAAACAAAGAACTCACCGACTCGAATGAGGCATTGACTACCGAGCTTATCGAAGTTAAGACAGAGCTCGATACTCTTAAGACTGAGTTAGCCACTGAGCAGGAAACTGTGAAGGAAGCCGACTGGACCCGCACATGGGAAGATGCCGTGCGTGAGTTTAAAGTATTGCCTGCGAAGAAAGATGAGTTCAAAGCAGACTTCCCCGAATGTGAACAGTTAGTCACCGTGTTGAGCAAGATGGACCCACGGAAAGACCTGACCAACGCAGACGAGGAAACCCCACCGGAAGATGAAGCAGTTGTTGAAGGTTTAACACCCGAGACAGTTACTTATCTGAAAGAGCGGGGCATGTCCGTAGAAGAAATCGAAAAGTATAAGTAGAACACAACAAGGAGAATAACAAATGGCTAACATTAGTGCAAACTGGAATGCCAACGGACAGCGGTTCAACACAGCAAGTGATGTTTATTACACAGCTGTAAAGAATGCCGTTACTGTCTACAAGGGCAGCTTGCTTGAGTCGGTTAGTGGAGAGAACACCATCACCTTCGCTGCAAATACCGCGAGTGCCTCTTTCATGGGTGTTGCTGGTGAACAACTAGCTGGTGATGGCACGACTCGTGCGTCCCACTACGTGAATGGCGACTTCGAATTCCTAGCGTCTGGTACTACACCGACCGTAGGTATAGAAGTATACGCTGGCGCAAACCCCAAGACAGTACAGTTGGATACATCCACAGGCCCTAAAGTAGGGAAAGTCGTACGTGTGCTCTCGACCGGAAACGTAATAATTTCCATCGACGGATACGCGAACGTTTAACAAGTAATATAAACCACATAACAAGGAGAATATATAATGGCTCTTCCGAATCTAAGTCCTAGTGACTTCGTTGCTGCCCTAACAGTAGGTGCACGCAAAGATTTCGCAGACGCATATGCCGCTATTCTTGCTGCCAATCCTTACGAGTGGATGGGTCTTGTGAAAGAGTCCGCTTCGACGCACTCTAGCGAAACCCACATATTCGAGAAGGAAGGTCCCAAGGTACGGGATATTACTGAGGATGCTATGACTTACGAAGGCTACGCTGACGATGACCTAGTTCTTACGAACAGGGAATACGGCTCGTTTGCTGTCATAAAGAAAGCAATACTCGATGACGACATGAACACCAACCGCTTCATTGCGGATAAAATGGCTAACATGGCTATGGACCACGTTGCTAACATGGAAGACGTATTTAGTACGTTGCTGACTTCAACTACTGAAGTGTCTGCTGATGGTGAGACCTTCTATAGTAATGGTCACGCTTCCGGTGACAACCTGGGTAACCTGGCCGTCACGACTGCCGATATCGCCACTTCTGTAACTAACATTCAAACCGCGTTTACTGCTATGTTCGGGTTTACGAACGGTGCTGGTCGTTACCTTAAGGTACGTCCGAATGTAATCGTTGTAGGTAATGGAGATACTGCGCGTGCGTGGGAACAGATAATTGATTCACCGTTGCTGCCTGGTAGTACGAACAACGATGCTAACCCGTTCTCAAGCTACAACTTGACGCTGGTTAAGCTTCCTCAGATTACTAGTGCAACTGCGTGGTATGCGTTTGATACACGTCATCCGTACATCAAACCGTTCATATACCAAAACCGTCAGGCTCCTACGGTAGAAATCGTAGAGAACCCACTAGACTTCACCTATATCGCCAAGTCACATGAGCGCTATAAGATGGGTCCTGGTGCATGGTTCCTGAGCTATCTTGGCGACGAGTAGGACAACCAAAATAGACAAACAATAGGGGTGGGTGTTTCGCGCCCACCCTTAATACCACCGGGGGGAGCATTGAGATTACGAGTAACAGGCAAACACCTTGCAAGAGAACACGCTAAACACACTATCACGTACAACCGCGTTCAATTTTCACCAGAGTGGTTAGAGACTGATGTGGAACTATCAGGACCATTGAAATACGCAATACTAGATGGATATATTGAGTGTGACTGTGAATTGGTCTTGTCTACTGTAAGGAGATATCACAAAGTTGATTGTCACTATGCTAGTCCTCAATCAATACTTGTTCCCCGTACTGATGTGGTCGATAAGGAACCGTGTGTTACTTGTCTAGGACCAGGTCAGCGTAGAGATAATAGAACTAAATTCTGGATTAATAATGGGGAGATATAAATGGCATACACCACAATAGCAAACGTGAGAGCACAAATACCCGTTGTTGGTGCTTCTGATGTGGGAGACGCTGCTATAACTCAGTTTATCAGCCAAGCTGATGGTGAGATTGATATCATCGCAGCCAAGTATGGTAACCCCGTGCCACTCAGTCCCGTTCCCGAGTTCGTTGTTGGTTTATCTACACTTATAGTTCTTAGGAACGTTATGATGGCAGCTGGTATGAGTACCAACTCCGTTGTACTACCTGAGAACTTTGAGTTAGTGATAAGTGAAATACAACGACTGGAAGGATTACTTGCTGATCTACCCAAAGATAGTGACGACACAATCATAAGTCCTGTGTCTGTTAAGACTGCTGGTCTTAATGATACAAGTTACAGTAACTTCACATTAGGTGATGTAACTGCTACCATAAGAGGAGATGACAGCTAGATGCCAGACTATATGGACAGCTCTAAAAATCATCTTGCTAACGTGGTTGCTACCGGGACAGGTTATACCGTTAATGAGGGACGAGCAGAGCTTGATGTGACCCCCAACAGTGGAGATGTCAAATTCTATATTGATAATCTACCGGGATACCCAACATATGGTGACGATGGTCATATGTTAGTTGGTCATGCTATTCAAGTACGGACTGCCAATGTTAATTACAACACGGCACACGAACAAATAACGGACCTTATGTATGGAATCATTGAGGATGTAGAGAGTGCGACCCGGCTCCTACGACCAAAACTAGCGGGCAAGTCACCACCATGGGTGTCGGTTAATTACGAAGTAGATTCATACCAGTTTGGAGATGAGGCTACAGCCCAGATCGGTGTCGTTGCGTTCTATTTCAAGTTGATTATCATGAGGGACGATACGGGGTAAATATGAGAATAAACGGACAGACCTTTGGGCAGTTCAAGGTTCACGGAAAAGGTGAACCGATTGATGGCAAAACCGGATGGCTGGCCAAATGTTTAAAGTGTGGCGATGAGGAAGTTCATGTAACAACATATGAACTACAGAACCACGAAGATTATATCTGTCCTTATTGTACGAGACCCAAAGTATGGACGATACGTGTTTGTATAAGGGGAAACGTATATCTTGCAGGGACAGAAGTCGATATAAAGAAAAATGGGGTGGCTTCCTACATACGGAGACATCCAGAAGCAATAACCTAAAACAAGGAGATAAATAATGGCTGGACGCGCATACATGGAAGGTAGTATATTAGGTCAAGGATTTGCCTATGACGCTACGAACCATATCTCTCTGGGTGGTTTCAACTCGTTTAACCTGAAATATTCAGGTGACACAGTTTCTATCCCTATCGGTAACGAGGAAGCCATGACAGAGTACGACTTTACGCTAGGTAAGAAACTAGAGACGACTCTAGTATTCAACCAGACTGGTCCTGATACGGACGCTGCGATGCTTGGTTATACTATTGAAGGCTCAGGTGCCGGTGTAAAGACTCTCGACGAGGAACAAACTGTTGCGGCCGGTGCGATTACTCTTGACAATACTCCCTTGCTGACTAATACAGACAGCGAAGGTGTTGCTGAGGTATACAAACTGGACAGTAACAACGACAAACAATACTACAGCAGAGTAGCTGCTGCACCAACCTCTAACCAGATGGTTGTAACAGCATCACCAGCGGGTATTGAATTTAACGTAGACCAGAACGATGTAAAAGTGTATACCACTTACTGGTACACTGATGCCGACGTAATCTACGCATACGACGAACCGGGTCAGACCCCCAACCCAATCGAACTAATGGTTGAGATGAGATGGGTACGTCCAGGTGAGCCTGATGGTCAGATTACTTATTACTTCAAGAAAGCTACTCCGAAGATTGACCAGGAACGTGGTGCAGGAAACAAAGCACACTCCCCTGTGACAGTAAACTTCAGTATTGCTAACGAAGTAGAAGGCGACGTACAGGTAATGTACTGGAAAGCGAAGAAGTCGTAACACCAAATATTAATGTAGGATTGTGTCCTCCCTCCGTCACACCTACATAGACCACACGTGCGATGATGGTTAGCGCCATCTCGCACACAACTGAGTAACAATCTTGCATAGCTGGGTTGTTACTCTACAATGTCGGTATGTATCATGGGTATACATCATACATTGGAATGAATTCTAACTCATGAAATACTTGACCGACACCAAAGGGGAAGAGAATGGTATCGACGTGGCGGACAGCCCCTTGTGGGAACCGGCACGGACCTCAGTTCGAGTCTGAGCTTCTCCAATTCACATAACATACTTTTTCTGGAGGGAAATGTCCGAACAACTATCAAATGAATTCTTTAACATACGTGCAGAACTTGTTAAAGAACGAGCAGAATTCGAAGACAAATACGGTGAGTACAAAGACCCCACAGACAAACTGGCTACGGTCTTTCATTTCAAACCCACCGACTTTTTACTCAAGGATTTTTACTTCACATTAGAGGGAGTAACACTATCCTTGCCATACCCATCCCTGTCTACCTTCAATCACATTATTAATATAGTACCGAAGGAACCCACCAAGGAGAGTCTTGCTATGTGGGCATTCTATTCTGTTTGGATACTTGCTGTGTGTAATGTGAAGGGAGAGGAGTGGTTGTCGTTTAGAAGGTCATATGAACAAGGCATACCCGATAGTATGTCGACAGTGTATGCCCATCGAAGAATGAAGACGGACATTAAAAAGAGGCTCCTTCCTCGTAGTTCAAAGAGACATATCAAACTACTCTTCGAGGGGTTTGTACTGTTGATGGACGATATAGGTGAAAGGATGGGTTCGGAGAAGCTCTCTGACATTGAATACAAACACTGTTATACATTGATGGGAGAGTGCGAATCATTTTATAGTGTAGCCAAGGATTTTGGTATGCTACCACATGTGTTCATGGACAGCGTAAATGTTGCTGAGTTTGCTGCAATGGTGTCCTCGATAGACAGAACAAGCGAAACAGAGAGACGAGTTCACGAGGCAATGATGAGTGACGTTAACAATACAGATGGTTACAATTAGAGTATTATTGTAATAAGTAGAATGTATCATTTCCCCCGTACTATACTATGAACCGGGGGATTTTTAAAAGGAGAAATATATGGGGGTTAAAGCTGGTATAGCTATAAGGGTTGCCGTCAGACGTGTCAATCTTCCTTTGGTTCTGGCGATGAAGGGACCACTAGGTGATTCCCTGATTAAGGTTATTCACGAGGATTTTGAGAGACAGTTGAATGCTGGTCTGTTACCTCCTATAAAAGGAGCAACTGCTCGTAAAACCAAACGTCGTTCCAGGAAACCATGGGACACATTAGCACGTAGATTGTGGACCAGCCTGACGGAGAAGACAGCGGATAGCTTGATTATCAAGTCTGTCCATGGTGTAATTGTTGGTACAAAGATACCCTACCATGCGTATCAATCGCGCATGGGTAGAGATGTATATATATCCCCGGGTGCTGTTGACATTATCTTACTGTTAATAAACCGGGCAGCTTTCGGTCTGATGCCTGGAGGTCCAAGATTCATCGCCACTGAAGACTTCTTACGTCACAGTAGGGACCCATTCAAACTGGCATCACTGGCACGTAAAACACCATCTCTAGGTCAGGGACCAGTAGAGATTGGAGATATACGACCCGGTACACGTTTCCAATGGGATGAAATAGAATAGGAGAATACATGATAATTGTTAATATAAAAGATAACACGATAACCCAGGAAGGGACAGAAGAACGTATACGATTTGTTTTCAAGAAACGACATGTCCTAACTGTGTCGTATCCAAAGGATGAGGACTTCCTAATGTATACGACTGTGGGTGCAAAGGAAACGATGGATGGGAGAAACCCAGTGAATCTTTTTGCTATGGCTCTCCACAACCTGATGTTTGATAGTTACCCAGAGATGGTACTAGAAACTCACGACGATATACGTGCTGCGTTCCCGTGGTATAACAGACACTTTATAAAACGCATATACGGAGTTCTCCCTCACGTAGCTGCCAAACTGGAGAGCTAATATGGCTAATGAAATAAGAACCCTTAACGTAGGAGTAGATACCAGAACAGCCCAGTCTAACCTGGCTGCACTTGGTGCTGCGTTTGGTTCTATAACAAGCTCTGCTTTGATTTTTGGTACTGCGTTGTATGCGGTTGCTGCTGCGGCTGTAAATGTTACCAAAAGTTTCCTTGAATTCGAGAAGAACGTTATCAGGATTAATACTCTCCTACCTAAGTCGGAGAGGGAAACAGCCAAGGTCAAAGAGCAACTATTAGAACTAAAAAAGGCTCTCCCTAACCAGGAGTATCAAGACCTTAGCGAATCTGTATACATTCTAACATCCCTGCTACAGGATAGTGGTGCTGCATTCACACTTGCCGCAGATGCTGGTAAAGCAGCTATTGCCACAAACACAACTGCTGAAGTAACTACAAATGCCCTTACAAAGGCAATGAAAGTATTCAACATGACCACCGAGGAAGGACTTGTCTTCCTGGATGATTATGTTGCTGCTGTTAATGCTGGTGTTATTTCGGGTGACAAACTTGGACAGAACTTCGGTGAAGCAGCTATAGCCATGAGTGGTCTCAACGGTTCCGCTGTTGAAACCCTGGCACTCTTCTCACAACTAGCACCTGCTCTCCAAGAAGAGCAAATCAAGACCGGTATCAAGGGTGTATATGTTGAGATGGAGAAGAACAAGGAGAAGTTCGAGGAAGCCGGTATTGCTACCGATAACTGGAACCAGATGTTGGATGATTTGGAAGGTAGAGACCTTGCCAAACTATTCCCACGTGCTGATGCTCTTATATTTATACAAGCACTCCTTGAGCAAAAAGAAGCATATCGAGACCTTGTCCATGAGATAGAAACTACTGAGGGTGACCTTGACGAGGCATTCACTGCTTATAGTGAAAGTGCTGCTGGTATATTTGATGCAGCTGGCACATCTGTAGATGACTTCTCAATTAGGGTAGGAGATAAGTTTGCTGAGATAGGTGCGTCGTTCATCGCAGGTATTGGACAAGAGAACATAGATGAACTGCTCAACAACATAATTGCTCTGTTGGACGGGATGGTTCCTCCTCTAACTGCTATTGCTGAACTAATTGGTACACGCATCAAGAAAGGCCTTGAGGATTCGAACGGCTTCCTCGTATCCATAGCTGAGTTACTTGGTGATATAAACTACCTATTCACCGGAACCGAGAGTTCGGCTGAAGGTGTTTCACTATCCCTGATTGATGTCAGGGATGCTCTGGTAACTATAGGTAACATTGTCAATCCTATATATTGGATTTTCAAACTACTAGAAGCAGTTATACTTACAATCGGTGACGCACTACGGTCCTGGGGAGACCTATTCCGAGGGCAGATAACGTTACTTGAACATATGACGAACCTTGCCGGCGGAGCGATGCTTGACAACTTCAAGCGGGTCGGTAAGGAAATCCTTGGTATTAAGGAAGATACCGAGGAGATAACCGAGGAAGAAGAAATACCACTTGGTAGCTTCATGACCAAAAAGGGTGGGGAAATCATCACACCCACAGGTGGTACTATTACCATTGCGGCCGACATGGGAGACGACGATGTGCTCCCAGGTGGTGCTGGTGGTAGAAGAACCCGAGCAGTTGAGGCAGCAACCAGAGAAGAGAAACTAATAGCGGCCCTTGACTTACTAGATGGGACGATGGAGGAACTACAAGAGGACACGTTCAATCTGGCACAGGCACAGGCTAAGGCAGTTAGTGGAGTTGATGTAGCCACACCAGAGGGAAGAGACTTCCTAAGTAAAGTACTCGCTGCCGGTAGTGAAGTAGAAAGTTTCTATAGAGACAAGTGGACGAAGGTTGAATTAGAAGAAGAACCCTTTGCTAAGAAAGCAGAGGAAGTTGGTGTAGGACTTCGGGCAGCACTCGGAGCCGAGGCTGACCCAGAGTTAGTACAAGGAATACTGGACCAACTAACCCTGGCCGTCTATGACATGTCTCTGGACGAACTAACACCTGCTCTTACTGACAAGCTGGTTGGAGAAGGTATATCTTCGTATGCCGAAGCGGTTCGTGAGCGAGAAGAAAAGCTATCGAAAGAGGAGAAGGAAGGAAAGGACGATGCTGCTCAAAAGAGGGTAGCTGGTATATTCACCAGAGGTATTGTTGATGCAATAATGTCGGGGGATGTACGTGGTGCTTTACAACAGATGTTTGGTGCTGTTGCAAACACAATCCTCTCACATGCAATATCCAGTGCCATTATTGGTCTGTTGAAGATGATACCTGGTTTTGGTGGTTTCCTCTCATTCCTTGGTTTTGCCACAGGTGGATATCTGACAGACAATAAGGTACACTATGCTGCCGATGGTTTATATCTAGCTAACCGTACTGGAGCCAATGTACTTAAACATAGACCAGGTGGTGTGCCGGTTATTGCAGCAGAAGCTGGTGTAGATGAAGTAAATGCGTTTGCTCCAATTAATGACACCGGATATCGACTAATGATGGACGAGGTAATGCCTCTGTTCCCACAGTTTAATGCACAGATGAGGGGATTGGGTACAGTCGCATCTCAATCGTTTGTACGTGGGGCACGTGCACAGGAAGCTATGCTGACCTCCGCGGCTCCTACGTTCTTAGTTGATGTGAATCCAGTCATTGGTTCACAGGTTGACGTAGCTATTTCCGAAGCTGCACAACGGGGAAGTAGAATTAAATCCTCAAGGACGACAAATTAATGAAGGATTTATTTGAAATCAGACTCCGACGCACAGATACAAACAAACGAGCAACCATTGTGCCGTTTGATGTTGCAACCATTAAACGTACACTCGAAGACGAGGGAGAGGGACATCGTCGGGCAGTAGCACCATCAATGCGTCTTACGTTCTACACAGATGACCTAACGGCATTCCTATCTCCATTTCCAGAGACTGCCAATAGTGTTCTATGTGAAGTTAGATACTATGAGTTGTTTAATGAGGATGAGAAGACTTTGGTATTTGCTGGCGTTGGTGAACACTTCCCGATAGAGAACATCAAATTTAACGACGAGACAACTACTATTGAACTCACATCCGTGGTTCTTACCTGGGATAGTGACGAACCAGGTATGAAGGACGGAGACGATTACTACAAGTTCATAAGTATAAAAGATGCATTAACTTTGTTCAATAGTGTATATAAGATAACTAGTACGGAGAGTATATCTATATGAGTATAACTGCAACAGAGAAATGGTGGAGTGCCCGCCAAATTCCTTCAAAGCAGGATGCCAATCCAACCGAGGGTGATACCACTGATTATAAGTGTAAGGCACTGTCAGAGGATGGTACGTACCTATATGCAGGTGTCCACAACTGGATTATCCGTTATGATATGACCACAGGTGATGCTCTCAAAATTGGTGAAGTAGAATGGGGTAGCCCTGACTTACGTGTTTCATATCTGGAAGTAGACGGAACAGACCTACACTATGTTGTAGAGTTTACAGAGGAAGACATCTCACTGGACGAGGCACATACTCGTGCATGGGGAACAATAGACCTCACAGACGTTGCGTCTCATATATATCCTGATGGTGGTGTATTCTATAAGTATGATAAAGGATGTCGTGTAGATTCCCTTGAAGTAATGTACCACAACTACCGTCTCGGTGGAGAAGGTATGGAAGAGGGAACTTGTCGTTGGTTTACACAGACGATAGGATGGGGAACTCCTGCTCCTTTTAAGGATGGTGGAATTCCCAAGTTACTTGCTGTTCGTTCTGAAGTGAGTACATTCCCAGCACCAGCAGGTCAACATCATGTACATGTTGGTACATCGTGGGTAGAACAACCAAGTGGAGATGCCGCATCTAAACCATATGAACAGTATGTAGGAAACTACGTATGGGCCGTAGGATACGATAGCGACAACGAAGTGCAAACCCAATGGTTGGGTAAGTGTACCGACATCATCGGTCATAAGTCATCTGGCACATGGATTATCCAGTTCGAGCATCCACTAGAGTATGCTCTAACATCATCTATATGGACACACTCATATGTATATCTATCAACCGATACACCAGGGGCACATGCCCCATATGAAAATATATTTGTTCCAACGTACATGGAAGCTGAGGTTGGATACTACTTCGACGAAATTACCGATAGACCGAGAGAATCTGTCAGAGTAGAGAGAAAGTGGAGAAAGGCAGGATTTGAATCGTTCTTCTATCCCGATACAGTTGCAGATGCTGATGAGGGGGAGTCGATATTCCTAGACCCGGGTTGGCATTCGTTTGTATCATCTATGTCACCCGAACAATTCACCAACTCATTATCCCAGGAAGAAGCATATGGTTCCAAGGTATGCCAATTCTATATAGATTTTAGTTGGATAGATAAAAGACAGCAATACTTACTATCTGAGGGAATGGTAGTTGAGAATAATAGACAGGACAACAAACACTCCATGTGTGGGTGGAATACGGTCACTGTTAATGGAGTAGATGCAAGGTGGTTGAACGACGCAGTTGTTACCTGCCCGGGAAATATCTATCTATACAAAGACCCCGTGTCTGGTGACATATATGTTATGGTTAACGAAGTAAGACAGTCGATACAACCAGATGTATTTACAAAGGTTAGGATAGGTAGATGGAATAGTACTGACAGCCGATTTGAAGAAGTATTTCACGATAGAGATGCCTACACAGACTCACCAAAGTATTATCCCAACATAGATTCGTATGTGGGACATGAGTTATGTGTATCTGAAGGCTCCATCTATGGATTCAGACGTAAGTATCAACGCAACTGGACAGATACTGAACTGGTTGTGGGATTTGCTGCTCCTCCACAAACAGCGAGCAGACCAAGCGATTGGTTGGGAGGACTCTCTGCAACAATTCTTGTGAGGGGAGACAGAACAGACCTGTTTACTACACCGGGTGTAATACGCACAAACGATGTAAAGAAGACATTCAGAATATCTGAGGTAGACACAGTAACCCGACAGCTTGATGGAGACTTTATCATAGATAGTTGGGATACACAGATAGACCTCTACACAATGATGGTAGTAAGGTCAATCAGACCTATGAATAATTGGGATGCACCTCCAGTAGAAAATTGGTGGGGGATTGGAGTAGGTACCTCTTATGCGAACCAGGTTGCATTTGAACTACTAGGAGAAACATTATCAGTATCCCAAGGATACGACATACGTGATGAAGTGTTTGTCATAGAAGGCAACAACTGGGTTATAACCAAAGAAGTATACTTTGAAAATATAAAAGAACTAGAAGGGCAGACAGACCCAGACAACCCTCTGAAAGAAACACACAATGCTGTAACTGACGATGATTGGACACTTTGTCCACGATTCTCCCTGAACAGAAGTCGTGTTAGGAATGTGTCGTCAGTTATGATTGACGAGCAGGACTTCACTGTGACAGACATCACTAACGAACTTACTATTTCGATACCGGATACAGGAACTGTCTATGTGAAACGCAACCAAGGTATTGGATTTGATGAGACATATGTGTATGTACACAACAAATATCTGGATGATGAGTTTGACGTAGAATATACCTACTATCCCATTGGGGAGTTACAGTCGCTCTTTGTATACGACAACACAATCTTCTACAACTACTCAACCGAGGATTACAACATATGGTTGAAAGACCACCAAGATAACTGGTCACCTGGTGTTAACGAACGTGGAATATACAGTAATGTTGTAGAGTTGGATGGTACGTTCTATACGATAACACAACCATCCTATGCCCTGAGACAATACACCAAAGATTGGAGTGAACATATCGAGGAGTTCAAGACCAACAAACGTGGGTGGGACATACTCGGGCAAATATCTGGTGCAAATGACCAGGTTCTATATGAATGGAATGGTACATATGTACTGGGAGATGACTCGTTGGTTTATCGTGGAGAAATCGATAACATCGTTTCAATCACACGCGAGGATATTCCTCCGTTTGAAGAAGTTGAAATATCATACATAAATGGAACATACTACTCTGCGGAAACTAAAGCATCAACTGACGATAGCTTAACCTACAAAAGGATGTTAAGTTATGTATCAGATTACATACATGCTAAGACAATCGGAGACAATATACTAACCTTCTATAGTGATATAAGAAGTAAGTACACAGTCGTTGTCGACGAATACAGACATGATATACGTTTTGGTGACGTATATGATATTAATAACGTCCGTGGTAAGGTAGTTGAAATAGAACTACTTGGTCGGGGAATGACCAAACTTGTGTTGTATGAATTATACACAATCAACAACACATCACTGACAAATATAAATCAAACACTAAGATAGGAGCTAACATGGCATTGAGTGCAATTTTCGGTGGGTGGGACCAACCTCGCGTTGTTTTTTTGGATGCCAATGGTAATACTAAAGATACCGTTGACATGGACTTCACTAACGCAGATAACGACCTGGTAACTCACTGTATGAGAGACGAGAACCCGGAGAAGATTATAACAACGAAGGTTCTAGTCGATGGCTCCGTACATGAGAAGTTCGGTGGGTTTCGATTCCGTGCTCGGTACGAGTGGCCACTACTAGATGAAACTAGCAGGGATGTACTGGCTGCAATCCTCAATCACCCCAATCATATTAAATGGTATCCTCACCAGGATTTACTAACGATACACTTTGAGTGTATTGTAACAGGTGGAGACATCTATAACATGTTTAAGGTTGGTGGGATTGATAGAGCTTACCACCGTGGTTTCATAGAACTTACTGGTGTTAATGTAATACCGTTCATCCCGAGTAACTTGGATTATGTACATGTCACAGCAGATGATGTGTGGGGTACATATTCTCCAGCTGAACAAGCAGTCGCATTCTCTGTAGACGATGGAAGTGCGTGGAGTACATTCTCTGCGGCAGAACGGAGACGTGTAAGAATAACTACAGGTTCTACATCACCAGACCTAACAGATTTTTAAAAATATTTAGGCAAATCACAAGTACAATATAACGAGGACAATATATGGCTGAAAAACTATACTCATATGACTTCACACCCGCTCTTTCTCCGGGAGACGGAGCCACGTCAGAAAACGGCAGGGTCAAACAGAGTGAGCTCATTGCTGACTTTGATGACATTTCATATGCTATTTTCTCGGCTAGAATAAAGGGCACATGGTGTAGTGACAGAGGCTCTGTTGCTGCCACATGTAATATCTGGGTAAAGAGTAAGAGTGGTAATCAAACCTGTTTTGAGGTAGGAGACAAGGTTACAATATACTACTCTACTAACTACGTATGGACTACTACGATAGCCAACGATGGTGGTAATAACTACATATCGTTTGGTGACGGGCAGTGTGAAACCCCGGCAGTTCCTGCGATTGCAGACTATAGTGCAGCAGCCTTTATAGATGCTCTCACTATTAAAGTAGAACCTACTACATCACTTATCCCCAAGGATAGTATTATAGTTGTGGGTGACGGTGCTCTTACTGGTGACGATGTTGCTAGAAGTGCCGCGGACACCACAAAGATATCTACCAAGGTGTCTACACTTGAGACACAAACCGATTCTGTTATAGAGACAGCTGGTGGGTTGAAGAGTGATGTAGTGAAGGCTACCAATGTAGTCAAACAGGGAACAGACTCGATATTTGAGGATGATAACCCCGACAACATGGTACTTGATGGTACAGCTGAAGTGTTCTCACAAGGGGACGGTTTAGCGTTTGGGTTTGAGGCAACAACGGTTGCTGCCACATCATACTCTGAAGAGACCACAGTTGTGAAACATGGTTCATCTTCACAGAAGTTTACTACCAGTGCGACTGGTGTAGGTATAAAGGCATTAATCGACCCCGAGGTTGGTGGGATAACCACACCTGGAGCCTCTCAAAAAATAGGTAAAAACCTCGCTGGGAAAGAATGTACAATCGTGGCTTGGGTTCGTTCAGATGTGGCTAACAACATATCCATTGGTTTCTGGGACGACCAAGCTGGTTATGACACGACAGCACAGACAATATCTGCTGATACGTGGACACTAGTATCTGCTACGGTAACTATAGATGCAAGCGCAACGGAGGTTTATGGAATCGTTCGTAGTGCCACAGCGAGCGCAGCCAGTAACTATGTTGATTTTGTTGCTATATATCTGGGTGGGACGGCTTTTGAAGTTGCTCCGTCTACCCAAAGTAGGGTAATACATAACCAACTAGAAGTACAACCATACATGAACTTAATCCCCTTTGGCGATTTTGCTGCCCAAGAGGACCTTACTAACGACTTTGAAAGTGCATCGTGGTTGGGTGGAACATCTGTTCCCCCAACAGGGTGGCAAACGGCTGGTCTTAACACTATCGTACGAGACACAACCGAATATAAATTTGCTAACGCATGTGTTGAAGCGACGTTAGTTGCTGGTGGTTCTATGTATCATTATATTGGAATGAATGATGACTACACGGCACCGATGACAAATCTCGTAGGAAGATGGGCAACGTTTAGTGCGTGGATAAAGGCAGATGGGGTTGCTAACACAGAAGACGTGACGCTGGAGATTTCACAGGATATTGGAGCTGGATATGTATCCGTAGCAACTGCCGATTTTACCGTGGATGATTATACGGATTGGACGCAGGTGTGTGTTACTGGATATATCTCGACAAGTGCTGATAAGGTTCGAGTGAGATTCATTAATAATGGTGGGGCGTCTCTGGATGTCTTCATTGATGGAGTAATGTGTCACCCCGGGACAACACCTGTTGCTTTCACACCAAACTCTGGTTGGAAACAGTGCTCATATCAAATGTACCTCAATGGTAACGTACCAACATCACCAACAGAGATGTCTATAGGATATGGAGTAAATGCCAGAGTATTACTAGATACAGCTCACATACTATACGGAGGGGCTGCATATGAAGCAATACGAACAGCCGACACAGACACGTTCTATCCACGTGAGTATAAATGGAATGCTGGTGGTGCCGCATTTGGTACTACAGACCTAACCAACATTACTGTAAGCCTAGCAGGAGCCAGTGAAGAATACGACACAGATGGTGTTGGTTCTACAAATGAACCCTACCTGGTTGGTGCTGGACGAATGCTCAGTGCAGTATGTGACAGCAACGGTATGACTGCCGGTGGAGCAGACGCAACGTTTACAATATTTTGTTTAACATGGAGGGCATAAAATGCCTAATGAAAGAATCATAACCAACGATTTTACGCCCGCACTTTCTCCAGGAGATGGAGCAACTAGTGAAAACGGTCGTGTAAAACAGTCAGAACTCGTCGCAGACTTTGACGATGTGTCTTATGCCATATTTGCTGGCCGATTCTATGTAGAAGATAGAGCATCTGATGCAAATAACTGTGATATATGGTTAGAAAATAAAAGTGGTACAAAACAAGGATGTGTCGCAGGAGAAAAGGCATACATCTATTACGCTAGTGGAGCAAGTATTGACCACATGTGGACCACAGATGTTGTTGAAGATGGAGGAGACCCTTACATTAGGTTCTCTGACGCAGATTGTGAAACTCCGGCATCTCCATCTATTACATATAACAACGCAGGGTTTATCGCAGCCATTATAGTTGTGGTTCAACCTGTTGAGAACCTTATCGAGAAAGACAGGATAGTTGTTGTTGGAGATGGAGCACTAACTGGTGATGACATAGCTAGAAGTGCTGCGGATACCACAAAGTTGGCAACAAAGGTTACAACACTTGAGACCCAGGCAGACTCTGTTATTGAGACAGCTGGTGGTTTGAAATCAGACGTTGTAGAAGCATCGAACGTGAAGAAGACGGGTACAGATGCTGCATTTGAGAATGACCTTCCCAAGAACATTCTATTGGATGGTTCGTGTGAGAGGTTTATATATAGATATGACGTGGCTTATGGGTTGGATGAAACCACAGTCGCTGCAAGTTCCTATGCGGAAGAAACCACTATCGTAAAACATGGTGACTCATCCCAGGAATTCGTTACCGCAGCTGGTGGGGTCGGTCTTAAGGTACTCATTGACCCAGAGGAGGGTGGAGTTACTAACCCGGGAGCCTCGCAGACAATAGGTAAGGACCTTCAAGGTAAGAACATAACCATAGCATGTTGGTATCGCGGCACGGTTGCTAATAATGTCGAGATAGGTATATGGGACGATGTTGGTGGATATGACACAACGGTACAAACAGTTGCTGCCAATACATGGACCCTTATCTCTATAACTAAAACAGTGGATGCTGCGGCAGTTGAGGTATATGGAATTATACGGTCAAGTACAGTCACTGCAACCACACACTATGTGGACGCTATATCAGTATTCCCAGGTGAGACAGCATTTGAGATAGGATTATCTGTTAATTCTAGTGTTGTACACAACCAACTAGACAATAGAGTATACAACTTTATACCCTTCGGAGACCTGAGAGGAGAATCTGCTGGTAAGGAACCGGGACATGCATGGTTAGAGGGAGACACGTCTCCACCAACAGGATGGACTGGAGATGGAGTTACTGCTGTTGATGATACCGATTATTATGTTGGTGAGAGAAGCTGGCAGATAACATTAGGTGCTGGAGAGTATTTCTCACACACGGTCGGTCTCTCTACAGGAGCTGAGTTTGCAATTCAACAGTTGGTAGGTAGACACGTCACATTCTCTCTCTGGTTAAAGGATGATGGTGTTGATACCGAAGACCTTGACCTTATGATTGAGGAAAATACAGGAAGTTGGGCAACAGTAGCAACTGCTAGTTTCCCGGTGGAAAGTTATGATGATTGGCAACAAGTGGCAGTCACTGCTTATATAAGTCCAAGTGCTACAGCTGTCTTGGTTCGTATAAAGAATAGTGGTGCAGCACGTATCACAGCATTGATTGATGGTCTGATGTTCACACAAACAGAATATCCAATCCAGTTTACATCTATAAGTCCATGGCAGTACATCAAGTTCGAGTTTGGTATGTCGGGCTCCCTCACTGATAGTCTTATGGACTGTCAGGGTATAACGGGACACATACCCATCGGAATATGTGCCTTGGTATATGGAATCACAGTAACTGAGCAAGCCTCGGGTACCGGTGATGATGTATTCACCGTGTATGAAGGTGGGGGAAGTACCCCACTATCTGTGACCCTTGGTAACGGAGAAGACTATGAAAGTGCATCTGGCAACTGGAACTACTTCAGTGCTGGTGATACTATAGGTGTATACTGTAATGCGGATTCAAAGGAACCAGGTAAAGATGCATTCGCAGTCGTACACGCTATAACTTGGGGTATCTAATGTCTTGTCAACGCTGTGGTTATTGTTGCTACTCAGGTGTTGTACTACGAGACGGAGACGAGCATATAATAGAAAAATATCCAGACCTAATAACATATGACAGTGGTGGGAGACCCACCATTGCACCAGTTGATGGGAGATGTAAAGCACAGGTTGGTAATGATTGTAGTTTAATAGATAACCAACCAATAGGCTGCATACCCAGACCACGGAGGTGTATACATCCAGATGAGTACTAAAGAAAAATTAGACATCACGATAAAAACCTTTCTTATGTTCTACAAACGGCTCACCAGCCGTAAGTTTGGACTAACACTAGGTATAGTCATATGTGGGGTTATTGCAGCATTCGTACTCCCAGCCATTCCTGTGTTTGAGTGGTTACAACCATATTCACTAAACGTATTTATTACTACGGCAGGGGTCGTGACTACCTATATCGTGGGTAACGTAACCATGGACCTAATTAATAAGAAATACACGGAGACCTATAACAATGACAGATAAAAACGACACCTGTGATGATAAGTGTTTAGTCGGGGCAAACCTCTTTCCAAGGGTGGAGAGGAACAAGGAAGATATAGAAAAGGTGTCAGCAAATGTAGTAACTATAGATGGTAAGATAGACAAACTCACAACCGAGGTTACTAAGATACAAACAACAATGAAGATTGCAGGGGTCATACTTGGAGTTGTGCTAACTCTCTTTACTCCTACGGTATCTGGTATCATAACACTGGTGGTTATTGCCGTACTTAAGCTGGCATTTGGACTAATCTAATGAACGAACTACCGACAAAATCAAAAGAGAGAGTATATGATGTATGTAGGGGGTATTTTGATGACCTCTATACATCGGTACATTCATTACAAGAACAACTTAACGCGGCAAACGAAGAGAAGAAGTTTTGGCGCTCTATGGTGGGAACAATCATCATTGTTGCACTTATCGTGAATGGATGGGCAATAGCATCAACATCTGGCGTGATGTTGTTAATATATATTCTATCAATCATAGTATAGAGGAGAGTAAAATGACGGCAATTACAGAGTGTTGGTACGACCACGTACCACCCGCGGAAGTTGAAATGGAAGCCAGGGACTTATCATACACCATAGATGAAAAGACACCGAGAGGTGTCGGTGGATGGACGATACTATATAATTTTAGAGCAGTCACCCCGGGCCTACCATCACCACAATGGTTCACAGATGTGTGTACCTTGTGTGAAGACTACGAGGACTTCTATTTTGAAAAGATGGAGGATGTTGTGGACATGTTCGATTCTCTTTCAACCACAGCTAGAAATAAGGCAGACACCTTAGCAATACATGAGGACATCTATGACCTGATAGCAGAGATAGATGAAGAATATTTCGACACAGCCGAAGCATGTGCGGACCTTATCCCAGCAACCAACTGGTTATCATACAATGGTTCAAGTCAGAGGTAGTCAGATGGATGTCAAAATATTAGGAACAGATGAAGTCGGAAAGGTTGTCAGCAAGGAGACCGTAGAATGTGACCTTGGTATGTTGTACACCATCTATAAGGTTGCTGTTGGAAAGAACGGCACATCCCAAACTTACGACATGTTAGGATACGAAATATTACCCATAGGAGACTAATATGGCTTTACAAACATTGACATATTCACTAGGAGCGGGAGCCAGCGATACTCATACTCTAACTCGAAAGGGCGGAGAGGATACATTTAACTTTAACATAGATGGTGCGGACGGCACCTTCTCTCTTATATTAGAGGGAAGTTCGGATGATAGTACATGGGACGAGTTGTATGACTCGGGTACTGTCTCTGTTATAAAGGACGAAAAGGTAAGTGTTGGTCATGTTTACATATATACAAGGTGTAAAATCACCGACAAATCTTCAGCGCCAAATACTATGACACTATATGTTACTCCTTTTCATATTAGGGTAGGAGAGTTAGACGACCTGATAGATGTGGACGTACCTACCCCGTCCGACAACTCAATCCTCACATACGATGCTTCAACGGGTAAGTGGGAAAGTCGTAACGACATAGAGGACCTGGATTACATTGACTTCGACCTTACCGCAGCACCAACTACCCAAGAGGGTAGATTAAACTGGAACGATGATGACAAGACACTTGAAGTAGGGATGGCTGGAGGAGTGTCTACACTTCAAGTTGGGCAGGAACTATACATACGAGCAAAGAACGCAAGTGGCGACACCATCGCACATGGCACACCTGTATACATATCCGGTGCAGACGGTATCAACCCAGAAGTGGGACTGGCAGACGCAACGGTACACCTTATAGCGAATGCAACCATAGCCGTGTCTACAGAGCAGGTTCTCAATAACCAGTTTGGATACTTCACAACATATGGTATCGTCCGTGACATAGATACCGACTTCGTAGCTGCTGATGGACGACCGGCATTCTTAAGTACAACTGCTGGCGAATTGTCGGCATCTCTACCAACACAACCTAATTCACAGGTGTTTGTAGGGGTTGTTCTACGTAAACATGCAACCGAAGGTTCGATGTATGTAAAAATAATTCCGCAACCTAACACTAATGAGTTGAGTGATGTTCTCATATCTGGTATCGCTGACAAACAACTTTTACAGTGGGATGGTACAGATAGCCGTTGGGAAAACATTGATGATGTTAGAATGGTATCATTTACGTTCCCTCTACGTACAGTGATAGATAATCAACTGAATATAACGGGTGAGTTCAGAGAGGTGACATCGGGTGAGACCGGGGATTATACTACCGACTTCGCTGTATCTAACAACCATATTTACCTTTATATTAACTCATTGACCGGGAGTGGTGATGTTACGATTACTGGAACATCACTGGCCGAGACAACCGCAGTCCCTGTCACGGGTGATACAGAGACAATCACTGTTGATACTGACACAGTATACTATCAATCAGACAAGAAGTGGTGGGAAGTAACTAATATAGATATACCAGCAGGTATTACCGGAATCGACTACGACATAGGTGTGTTGGGATATTCTGACTATCAAAATAATGACTTTGAGATGTTGGGGTATCGTTTCGATATGTTCTCTCAAGGGAATTCCGCTGATATAAAGTTACTTATCTACAACGTGAAGTCCACTACTGGTAAGAAATTTGAGCTGATAACTGTTGAGAACTTCGGTGCAGATAGTGGGTCTGTTGGCAATCAGATAGTGGATGGAATACGGACGGGAGGAGACGACCGCTCCTACAACCCAGGTGTTGCTCAGATATGGGAAGACAACACAACCCTGGTCCTAAAACAGTTTGATTTTAGTACATACTTTACGGGTGATGAAAATATATTCATTGGTTCAAATGCTGGAGGGGTTATCATTCGTTTAGAAGGGTGCCCGTCTGATGGTATATCTAATGTGGACTTTGCAACCATGCAATTTTATTATAAACTAGTATAGATGGTTGACAATCTCCCTGTATATAAAAATAAACCCCCACCGTTCTGATGGGGGTTTGTTCTTACCAAAAGTTATTTGAAGGTTGCTTTGATGTTCCCGACCGATGTGGATTCAATACCTATATTCGAACCCACTATCTTTATACCAACATCAATGGGAGTCGGCCACTCAACCCATGTAATCCCGGGATTTCCAAACTGAGCAGGCTCTCCGTTCACGTTCTCCCCACCAAGACAGAATATCGTGGATGACCCACTTTTTGTGTCTTGCTCTGCTTGTTCTCGTGTTATTAATTCTTCGTTCTTCGTCGGTTAGTTCTTCATTATAATTTGGACAATTTTTGCCTTTATATTTACCCGTCCGTGATTTACTCATTCTATCTTTACTCTCATTTGTGTGACTTCTACCCAGCCACGTTTCCCTCACCATATCCCTGTTGTAGCAACCACAACTCTGAGTGTTACCGCTACGAAGACTTGTACCAAGTACGATAACACTCTTCCCACTACAACTACATATACATACCCACGCGGTCTTCGTACCCACATTTGGAGCACGAGCAACAACAGTGAGTCTCCCGTATACGTTCCTGATTTCATTTTTGAGTCTACTCATTATTTATCCGGTATGTAAAATTACCTGCATCTTAGGAACATCACCAGTAATTATTACTTCCGGCGAGCCAAGAGGGACCGGGGCATATTCCCGCATCTCACTATATGTCGTGAAGTCATCACCATATGTCTTTAGATATGAACCTGTCTGTACTATGACCTTTGGTTTACTTATAAGGTCTAGTTTGCCAGATGAAGGTACATAACAACGAGGAACAAGTGCCTCGGTTAGTTGGTGTGTGTGCCCGGACATCTTCACATCACATTCGATGTAGTCCAGTGTCTTAACCTGTTTATTTATTGTACCTCCGAGGGTTACTCCACCACCACTTCCGTGGAACAGGGAGAACATCGTTGTGGTTGTGTGGCTTCCCCTCTTGGTCTTAAGACGTAGGATACACTGACCATAACCACCATTGTGTATCATGACCTTTGCCTTGTCTCGAAGTCGTGTTAATATGTAGTCATGTGGGTCGAAGTGGTAGCGACGATGTGCCGTGGCTTCATGATTACCAGCAACACTACATATGATTTTATCAGCAATGGGTAGGAGCATATCCACAACACGATTACACTGTATGATTGCCAGGTTATCGAGGTCTTTGAACTCTACCCAATCTGGTAGGTTGGTTGCATCGAACCTCTTGTCTGTGGGGTTGATTGCCTCTATGAGGTCACCCATGAGAACAACACGAGCCTTCTTGTTCTTCTTTACCCGGGATACTATTGAGTGAAGTAGCTTCTCATCACAAGCCCGGCTCCCCACATGTATGTCACCGATGCCCCAGACACTAACACCATCATTGACACCCTTGACATCGACTTTATAATCTACTAATTGCATATGTTACTCTCCTCCAATTCATCCCTGAATTGCTCTACTATTCTTGTCATCTCTAAAAGTGCTTCGCCTAATTCTTCTGATATCTCTATTAATTTATTAAGTGACTCTGTAACACGTTCCCAACACTCTCCACCTAGAACGAACCTTGCTCGGATTTCCTCTCTTTTACAACGAACAACCTCGTCATATACTAATTCCATCTCCATCCAATCCATTATCGAGGTGGTATGGGAACATGCTTGGTATGTTGTGTATATTTCGTTTATGTCCCTCCATATACGGGAGAACTCCTCGTCATTTATATACACTGGTCTAGTGGCTGCCGCAGCAATCCTCGTTGACAAATATTCGTTCTTACCTTCTTTAATATAGTACTGGTATAGTCTGTCAGTCTCTTCATTCCACCAGTAGCATAGTTCTGTAGCAGTTGTTTTCATTATAGCACCTCCATCACGTCTGGATACTCTTCCTTCATAATAACAGGAAACTCAGTTAGTAGTTCTTTGTTTTGATTCTTCAGTAGATGGTGAAATCTCATATGGAGGGTATTGTTATCAAATACCCACAAGTTCTCGGGTCTGTTGTCATCCTTTATTCCATTTATATGATGGACAACCTCTCCCTCTCTTAATGAACGTCCAAGTTTATCTTCCATCACTACGATATGTTCACGAACGTAGCCATGTTGTGATGCCCGAGGATGTCCTGGTTTTCGTATGTAACGATACCCATCACCATCTATATAACTACCATCTTTGACTATCGCACAACCACAACTCCGCATGTGGTAGAGTAGGTCGTATGCGGTACACGTTACAGTCTCTCCACATTCACATGTACACACAAATCCATCTTTTGATGTATTGGAGACTGTCAACTTACCAAATGTGTCCATGAGTGCTATTCCTTCGGTTGTATTCTTATCGTTTTCCCAACAACCACATCGTAGATGCCTGTTCATTGATATTTGTTGGGTTGTTAATGTTATTCTTTTACTACAGTACACACAGTAAGCATTCCATATCCTATAACCCTGGTCGTTGTTCTCCCCGGTCTTGGTCGTAACATGGTAGTCACCGTGTCTCTTATTCGTGTAGTTCTTCATTTGGTTCTCCCTCTATTAGCTCTTTGTATTCGGCTAATTTATCTTTTATTACTTTCATTTTTCTTGATATGTTCTGTTTGGTTTTGGTCGAGATTTCTCTGTACGTAAACCCTGCCACACGCATCCTTACTATATATATCTCATCTTCGTCTAAGTACTTCGATACATCATATATTACATCTGTCATATTGGTAGGTGAGGTTGCCGGTTCAGGTGCAGCATCTAGCTCCACAAATGTTATTACCGACCTGTGACGCAGGCGGTCAACAACGTTATTATGAACCAAGGTAGGGAGCTGCTTCTTCCTATCCCCAGCAAGCCTCAGGTACTCCAATACGCAATCCGAAATAATGTCTTCAGTTTCCTCATTGGTAAAACAGGCACCGTATACGGACTTGTTCTTATATACTAATTTTCCAATGTATTCGTATAACACTATAGTTCCTCGTATATCCCCGTTAAATCTTCTAGTTCTTCTATTCTAGCATCTTTTGTATCCTCATCGCGGAACAACTCCTCTCCCCAATGTACAGACTTACATACGGGACACAGTCTCACTTCTGTCCAACAACGGTACTCCTTCTTGCTCTTACCACCATTCATTACACCCTTCTCTGCTCCAATCAACCTCTTTAGTCTACCAGCCAACAGGGGTTGTTTCTTCTGAGTCAGATGTTCACATACCATGCAAGTCTCTGGGTAGTCATGTTTAGTCATTGAATCTCCTTGTGTATTTGTAATGTATTGTTTTCTTTTCCTCACACTTCTATTATACCACGAAAAGACACTCTGAAAATATCACACACATAACCCATTGATAATAAAGGACATATGTGATGAGTAAATATGGAGAGTTATATAAGTGGTGGCATCTCCTTTGTTTACAGTAAGTTACGAACAATCGTACATGGAAGTAAAAATAAGTGACAAATAGTGTACGCAAAAGTACCCTCTCATACGCTATTACTAGTGTAGAAGGTTTTTTACTGCATCGAGTAGCAATAAACCCTAAAGATGATAGTACATAACAACAGGACCAGGGAGGGTTACTCAACCTTTTCTTTTCCTCAAGAAAAGAAAAATAAATGTATACAGCACTTTTAAAACGGTTTTCCTTCGACGGGTGAGCAAAGTCAACAAAAAGAAGTTGCCTTCACTCTCCCGTCATCATCCTTCGGGACTGTGTCCCTTGGATGATACAACCGTTTTCGACACGCTGTTCTAAATATATAAAAGAAACCAAATATGGGGAAACAATGAATAAGAAAGAAAAACAAGAAATAACTGACCTGCTCAATCGACGCATATCCCTGTTACAAATGTACCAGAAGCTTAACGTCGACGGGCACGGCATAACTCTTACTCTCCAACATATGGCATTGTTCATAAAGGACATAGCATCCACACTTGGTATAGAAGATGCAATGGACTATGACTTAATAGATGACATATATGGTTTCACTAGAGCATACATAGTAAAACTAGATGTAGATGAATGGTGGGAAGGTTCAGAGTATGCTTCATTCTACTCCACGGAGGGAACAGAGGTAGAACGACCACATTCGTTAGCTATACTCAAAGAATCCTGCGAACTCACATCCATCCCTGGTGTTGTAGAAGTATGTAGAGAAGTATATGGCAGGTGGGTTGATGAAGAACCCACATCTGTCCCGGGTAACGTGTCCATTCTAAACATAGGACCAAACATCTTCGTATACTCGGATAGTAAACTAACAATAACTGATGGTATCAAATGGAACTAGAACAAGTACAGATTGATGTGGCACACATCGTAAATGGTGAATGTATGAATCAGAAGACCTTTGGTTGTAGGTTAGTCCTACCTGGTCAGAAGTTTGTACGTAGGGACATCGGTGTAGTTATGCCAGATATAAACAGTGCATGGTATGATGCTCCAATCTTCACATACGTGGATGTGCCATCATTCATCAATGATTCGGGTAAAGTCGTCACACATCAGGCAGTGATAGAGATAACCCAGTGGTACGCGGCACTCTCCCGTACCATATATGATAAGTCGTTCGTTGTCATAGATGGTGAGATAGTAGATAGGACGGAAACTATATGTGGGAAACCTGTGTTACGATACATCGGTCCCGACCCCAGACCCATCGTAGATAGGTTTGATTGGTCACTAGGGGAACTTATGATAGCAAGCTATGACAATGATGGAGTCTTCATCATGTCCAGGATACATGTGTAATGAAACTAACAAAAGGACAACGGACATACCTAGAGATAATACTACAGATAGAGGCATCTCTGGCAGGTGGATACGACTTCGAAGTTGAGAAGTTATGTGCTGCCCTCATTGTACTACAAACTGTCGTACCTATGACTGAGATTGCTGCACTGGAACCATACATTGACACAGACAGTGAAGAGTATATAATACTATCACAAAAAGGACTGGAGGCGTTAGGATGGGGAGATATTCATTAGAATTAAGTGGTGAGAGTGTTGTTGTGTCTTACGTTGGACCGGCAGGTACTCACAGTGACATCCAAGGCACATTTTCAACAAAACGTAAGTAACATCCTATGGGTAGGTCGTCCCTCGCGCACTCCTAACGTCCCATGACGTTGCGAGGCACGACTCCCTTTTAAATGGAAATCAGACAAATACAAGTACAGTATAATGAGGAAACAATGACGAAACCACTCAACTATTGCAAGAACTTATGTTCATTGATAGAAATATGGTGTGACCTTGGGGTTATAGAGTATTGTCCTATGTACAATGCAGAGGGTGAACTCATAGAGGAGAACTTCAAACTCAAGTTGAGGTATGGTCGTTGGTCATATATACGGAGGTGCCCTGCATGTGGGAAAATACTGACGGGGATATAACGATGGATTCCAAACGATATGACAAACTAGTAGAGGGAAACGAAGCAGCATGGTCCTGGTTCTATAACAAGTACAGTGGTCTTGTTAAGTACTGGGTCAGCGGCATTCTCCGTCCATACCCTATGGAAAGTAAGGAAGATGTAGTACAGACTACATTCATGAAGGTATTCAGGGGAATATCAACATATGACCACACCAGACCTATTGAACCGTGGCTCAAGGTAGTGACACAGAATAACTGTGCAGATTGGTATAACTATACATACAAACCTACTGAAGAGCTCGTCGATTACAAGGCACCCACACCTGACGTTATATCCTATATCGACATATGCCTCACATTGGAGGAGCTAAAGCCTCAACATAAGGAACTATTAGCGTTGTTAATCCGCGGCTACTCCCCTTCAGACATAGCCGAACTACAGGAGATAAGCATACAAACAGTATACTCAAGGCTATATAGTCTACGTAAGAAGGTGAAGGAGATACAATGATGGAAAGCGCACAAGTCTCCCTGTACACAATAGATGACCAACTCCGGGCAACTCCATACACCTCATATAAGATACTAGACACAGAGAACATTGAACCAATAGAGGAGCTCCTATTCAGATACAATACAGAGGCAGATATACGGGTGATACAAGAGACGGGTAGAGTAGCTATACACTACACAGGCCCAGACCCCCGGCAACTCTTCCTTTACCCAAACAGATACATAGAGAGCTACGACAACAAAGGAGTAGTACTAATAAATGAGAGATGAACAACACATAGAAGATACTAGTACATCACTAGATGATAGTACATCACTAGATGATAGTACATCACTAGATACAAGTACAGAAGATAATAATACCTCATCCAAAGAACACTCCTTGGTAGATACATCTGTACCTACGGCAGATGAATCTGTACCTACGGCAGATGAATCTGTACCTATATCTGTAGAAAAACAGTCTGAAATTATTTTAGAGAATTTAGAGGTCCCCCCCGACCCCCCCGTGACCCCCCCACCCCAAAAAATA